GTGTCTTTATCCAAGTAAGACATCCAGAGCCTACCGCCTTGAGGTGTAGTCCATTGAGACTTTCTCTCTGACCACTTAATACCCGGTATTGCTTTAGGGTATAACTCTTGGCTCTTCTGTATAAGCTCACGTAGTTCTTCTGTAGTGTGTCGTACTAGTAGTCCACTAAAGTCTTTGTTACCTAAGTTACGAAGAGGGTCTGCTAGTGTAGCGTATGATTTACCACCCCCAGCTGCCCCACCATACAGTACCTCACGCTCATTAGCTGCTAAGTAGTTTGTCTGTGGGCCGGGGTTAGGTTTAAAGACTACCTCTTGTGCAAACTGTACGTCATAAGGTGCAGGTGTTACCGTTGCAAATACTTTATGCTCAGGTGGTGTCTCTTCCGTCTTCGTAGGTGTAGTAACCAATTCTTTCTTTTTCAAGCGCTTCGTATTGCTGGATCGTTTCTTTGAGCCAGAGGGCAAGCTTACGTTTAATTGCAGCAAGTGATTTGCGTCTTCTTTCGACATCTATACGTTTCTTAAGTCCATCATGAGTTATGCGTCTGCCTGACTGAGTAGTTAACCAAGCAGATACTTCCCTGTAACTATACTGCTTTAAATGCTTCTTGGCAAGCAATAATAATTCTAATTCTTTAACAATAGGTTTCAACCAAGTATCATCATCAGGATCTATCTCGTAACCAAAAGGTACAGACCTCTTAGATAACCTTGGTACTCTCTCCCAAATCTTCATATTACTAGGCTTGGGTAACATCCAATAGCCTAAGTCTGTCTTTTGAAAGTCAGTCTTACGTTTCATCGCCAGTAGTTGAATCCTTTGGAGGTAATATAAACAGGCCACCACTAGACTCTACTGCAACCTTTTCAGTTTTAACAAGGCCAGAACGATCTAGTACCTGACCTGCTGCAATCATGCGTTCCTTAACGCCTAGCTGCGTAGGGTCATCCAGAGCCGACCCGTAAGCAATAGCAGCTTTTGGACCCAATCTTGACATGTAGCTTTTAGTAGCTTCAAATATTTCATCTTTAAGTGCCTCTGTAATTGAACGTGTAGGTGTACCATCACTATAGCCAGACATCCGTTTAGCCATAAGAACATCTCCAGCCGCCTCATCAAAGAGTACTTCTAGAAACTTCTGTTGGTTTTCAGTTAGCTGCTTAGCCATGAACTCATTACCTTCTTAGTATACGTAGTTATAACATGGTAGTAATAAAAATGCAACTACCTTTTAACATTCACATTTAGTACAGGGACACTCACGATTTAACACTGCACATAAAATACGCTTGATATATTTTCTCATGTTTTTTTCCTATACGGTTTTACTTTTGCTGCAATTTTTTTCGGTTGAGCCACATACTGCTTACCCGCAGCATTTCCTTTTCGCTTGGATCGTGTTGTAGAGGCATACTCAGAAGCACTAAGAGACTTAATAGCTTTCTTAGGGAGGTAGCGTTCCCCCGTAGCTTTAGGCCCTTGTGTTGAAGGCTTGCCACTCTTAGTAGTCCACTTCTGCTTAGTCCAAGACTTAAGACTTTTTTGAGACTTTTTTAGCGCCATCAGCTTTAGCCTTTGCTGTCTTGCTTAAATCTTTATAATGAAAAAGCTTTACACTTGTCTTACTGTGACCCTTACCTGTATGCAAAGAACCATCAGGCATCTTGTGAGTACCGCCCTTATGTTCCATGCCGTCCTTCTTAAAGTGCTTTACGCCCTTCATGATGTATATCCCCCACCTTTAGCTTTGTATTGCTTAGCAACCATCTGGGCTTTCCTCCCTGACCACTGGCCGGGGCTTCCTCCTTTGCCGCCAGCCTTAACGGATGCCACAAGAGACTTACGCATAGTAGGCTTAGTATAATTACCAGCCGCATTAACGCCAGACTTTTTCTTGGAGGTAGAACTTGTCTTGGATTTCGCCACGTGTCATTCCTATGTCTTTGAGCATCTTGTCTGACATGTTATGTAACTGCCAGTACTCTGCTCTACGCATTTGGTTTTCTTGTATCTTCTTGAACAAACGTTTAAACATGGTATAACTCCTCTATTACCAAGGATAGTTATACCATGCTTTGTCTTATGGGACTACGTACAAGATTGCAACCCCGTTATGCAGTTACTTCTTCTTAGCTGCTGGCTTCTTAGTCATACCGCCATACATGTAGCCGCTCTTCTTAGACATGCCGCCAGCCATCATCTTAGCTGCAGGTTTCTTCTTAGCCATACCACCAGCCATCATCTTAGCTGCAGGTTTCTTCTTAGCCATTCCACCAGCCATCATTTTAGCAGCTGGCTTCTTCTTAGCCATTCCACCCATGTTCATTTTGCCAACACCGTCAGCAGCATAAGTAGGGACTTTTTTACCGTTCTTCATAGTCATGGGCATCTTAGCCATAGTATATTCCTTTTTGTTTAAGCTAACGTTACACGTACAGCTACAGTTTCTGATTCACCACGACTATAGTTTAATATAGTTGCATTACCTATTCCCTTAGGAACAACCATGCAGTGTGTACCAGCAGGTAGCTGTAGATCATTTGCAGTTGAATCTGCTTCTGCTGTAGCAAAACCCATATCAAGCTTGTGGCTTGTAAAGATATACACTAGCTTTGCATCTGTGCAGTCTACATGCGTAGTGGCATCATTGCCAAGGGAGACTGCGCTTTGCACAGTCCACCCCATGTTTTCTCCTGTTACTGACCCTACTGAATCAACCATTATGCTACCTGTACGTATTCAATAACAAAGGTAAAGGAACCATCAGTTGTAGAGTTAACTGAGTTAGTAACGTTACAGAAGATGTTACGTGCTGCTGCTGCATACTGTACAGAGACAGGTGCTGTTGAAGCATTTTGAGTAGCGGCAACCAAAGTAGTAGTTGTTACGCTTCCTACAACAACGGTTGTACCGCCATCAAGGATTTCATCTGTAATAGCTGCAACAATCTGTGCGCCTGAAGAAGATGTACCCACTTCGTAACCAATGTCACCAGTTCCAATAACAGGAGCCGTAACACAAAAGATTTTAATGTCGGTGATAACTGTACCTGCTGGCTGTACAAATGTACCAATAGCTGGGGAGTCACCTGCAGTAGAGTTAACTGTAACACCATCAACGTGAGCTACGTGCTTGACGAAGAGACTGTTTACAGAGCTACCAAGTGTAGTAGTTCCTGTTACATCAATGCCATCACCAAAAGTAATGTCTGTTTGATAGGCTTCAATGCCTTGTGTGAATGTAGTAGTTGCCATGTTATTATATTCCTATGTGTTTACCATTTGACTTTATCAGCCCAGTAGGCTGCGCTAAGTTTTCCTCTTTTGATATTCTTAGCATGTCTTGCTTTAAAGGATGCACGCTTTTTCTTCATGCGGTCAGATTCACCCGCTTTTGGTTTACCTGCCGTTTCTGCTCCCTGCTCACCGAACCTGATGAGCTTAATGGTGTCACCTTCTTTGGCAAGCACTGCGTGGGATTTCGTGGGATGCTTAGGTGTCTTCTTAGGCTTGTTGTAACCTTCAAACTTTTCACCTCTATACTCTACAGACATGCTGCTACCTTCTAGCTAATAAGAATTGTAACTTAAGCTGCATCTCTACTAGCTGTAACTCTATGTCTCTGACTCTCTTGATGTTCTCTTGGACAGACGCTGGCGGTTTCCATTCATCAATCCAATCGTCATTCTCTTCAACCTCTATATACATAGTAGCAATGTCGTTCTCTACAAATGCTAGGCGTTCCATGATACCAAAGTAAGCCCACACAGCCACAGCTGTACCAACTATCAAACCTAAGAGGTTCTTTAGTGGTATAGTGAACTCTGATGTTTCGTTTATCTTAGGCATTAGTTATTCCCAGTCTCTTATACGGTCAGGGTCCAGTACTTCTCTACGTTTTAACATACCCTCTAGGTACATAGCACGTTCAACTCTATCTAGCGTGTAATGTACGCCAGTATCAGACTCAATAGCTGTACGAACGTAGAAGACATCACTCTTAGGGATGTGTACCCGTTGTATTGCACGAGTATCATTGCTTGCCAATGCTTTATAGAACTCTTCTAATACATTTTCACTTGCATATAGTTGTATACGTTTAGCCATCTTTGTCAATACATAATACAAGAGAAAAGGCGTACCGCAAACTTTATTTAAGTCAGCATTATTACGGATATGAATAAGATTACGGTACGTTAGTTAAACTTTAAGTCTTATATTTTTATAAGTTAGGTAATATCTACTTAACTACTACAAATAATTGTATACTAACACAAAGTATATGTCAACTCTATAGTTTAACTATACGTTTAACATTTCCTAAGTCCAATAACTCCTTTGCAACAGTCTTAGTTAAACTTTATAGTTAAGTATTTTATTATTGTATTAAATATATATAACTTATAGTTTAACTAAGCCTCGCTATGCTCAGTTATACGCATTTTCAGCACCGTGTCAACCCCTAGTTCACCGTATTTGTACGTTATACTACCTTCTGTAACAACTTGTTACTATTACGTTACGTCATTCTATAGCATATCGTACCCGTTCAGCTTTATGCCCACCATAACGTGCGTCTTTATGTACATATAGGGCCGTATAACCAAAAGTAAAAACCACTTCTGTGTAGTAGTACATATACGTATACGTACGGCAGGGGGGTGGCCCTCGCATACCCTCGCATATGACGCGCATTTACGTGCTTGCGCATGAGATGTCCTGCTAAGTGGTTGATATTGCTAGCATCACACACGGATTAGTCATCCGCTTACGCGCTCATGCACGCATATATGCACGGATGTACGTGAGGTGAGGCACATATCCGCATTCATGCACATCCACAGGCATACCCCCCTGCACGTCATGCACACAGGCACACCCACCCATACGTAACGCACGTCATGCACATCACACGCACATCACACGAGGCAAAAAGTGATTCGCAAAAGTGATTCGTTTTATTGGATGTTCTCGCTTTGTTCATGCTACTGACGGACCGTCCATCACTAGGCCGCTTTTTCGCCTACGCATAATGCACACGAAAAGGTGTTGACATTGTTTTGCCAATCAGCCAATTTGAATCCATCGAAACGCCAAACATGGCAAAACAAATGGAGAATATCTCATGACAAATTCAACCGCATCAATCAAGGCAGTTGTATCCGAAGACACAGTGATCCGCATTGGCAAAGCCAAGTACACTGCTCAGCAAAGCTTGGAGCATGGTGCTGCTGTGTATGAAAGCATGTATGACCTGAATGAGCTTATGCTCCATAAGCATAATGAGCTAGGGATGATTTTGCTTCAGCACAGAGCTTTGTACAAATCAGACAAGCTCTTCGGTAAGTATATTGCCAATACTCCACTAGGCTGCATGTCCCGCTATGACCGGACTGATGCAATGTTTATTGCTAGCAATTGGGACAAAGTACGTAAGATGAACAAGGACGGATCTCTTGACTCCCTTGGAGTATCAGCCATTCGGAAGCGTCTTAAGCCTAAAAAGTCAGAGGCTCCCACATCAGCTGGCAATGTATCCAAGGGCAAGTCTAAGCCTGAAGCTGAGGCTACTGACGGACCGTCCATCACTAAGACTGAGGCAAAGCCTTTGACCGCCAAGGATTTTGTGACATTCGTCAAGGCACAAATGAAGGAACACGGTATCACTGAAAAAGCCTTTAACAACGCTTGGTTTGAGGGTGTATATCCACAAGGCTAAGCCTGACCCACATAACACAGAGTCACAGGCTCCGCTTCGGCGGGGCTTTTGGCGTTACATATAGGAGAATAAAATGGACTATGTAGAAACTGTAAAAGAATTACGTGCTATTGCGGCGGCTATGTCATCAGGTGACAGGTCTAATGAGGCGCTGGGCGCTGTGTATGATAGCATCATGATGCTTAGCTATAAGCTACAAGCTAGTGACGGACCGTCCGACACTAGAAACAACGGAGAATAAATATGAATACTCATGTATTTCAAGATGAACATACTCTTGCTGTTAGCAAGGCTTCACTGCTATCTGGCCTAAGGCATACTATGGTTCTGGATATTACGATTGATCAGTACGATTTATGGCAGGGTGGTGAGCTAATACAAAAGGCTATGCCTAACCTCACAGCTGATGAGCGTGAGTTCCTGATGACAGGCATCACACCTGAGGAGTGGGCTGATATGGCTGAGCCTGAGGAGCCGCCCTGTGAAGGTGAGCTAAAGCTGGCATGGCATTTAAATGAGGTGAGCAAATGAGCTGGGTAGATAAAGCAATGAACAACATTAAGATTGCCATAGGCAATGGGTACAGGCTATCTATGGTGCAATTGGCTGGGGATGTAGCCTTTGTAGAGATTGCCTTGCTTGGGCCTGATGGCAAGTTGGTTAAGTTCAAGAGCATGGATAGGAGTGATGGCATAGAGCAAGAGATACATCCCTATGTAACCTATGCAGGTATAGATGGTCTGATGCGTGGCGCTAGAGAGAAGGCTACGTCATCATGAGCTTAGGCATAGGTAAGCGTGACCGTAGGCTACTACGTGCTGATAAGGTATGGCGTAGCATATGGCATAGGCAAATGCTGTTCGCTATTGAAAGTTGGATATCCCTTGACAAAGCTGAGAGGGCTATGTCTTATGAGGTCACTAACAAATCAAACTCTACTGTCGGATGGTCCGACACTACAAACGGAGATACACAATGCAAGTACTAAGTAAGCATGAGCTATTTATGAATCAGGCCCCAAGCTTTAACTTTGATCTTAACGCTGATCAAATCCTAGCTAAGGCATTGGATGTGGGCTTTGTAACAGAGGTCAGTGAAGATCAATACCTTGTTAATGAGGACTATAAATCAAAGAGGGATGCTTAGATATGAAACATAAATGTGAAGGTGTGCGTGGTGACAATGTATCCTACGTCAAGTGGGCTTTGTTTGATGGTAAGTATACCACTGTAGAGATATTAGATTACGCTGATGATAATGATTGGGATGTGTTTGCGTGTAATCGTGGGCCGGGTCAGGCGTTTCAGTCTGGCCCCGTGGTCATACATCAGGGCAGTAAGGCACTGCTATATATTGAAGGGGGCCTTGACGTTTAGTGATGGATGGT